ACCAGTTGGACTACTGGGGCATATAGATTTGCGAGGAACGAGTATGCATCCCCTTTTCAGTATACGGGTTCCCAAGGTTACGACTCCATTAGCCTCCCGACCTCGATGTGCCGACGCATCAGCCATCCGTGCCTACTATACTGCCTCACAAAACTGGTAGTCGGTGACGGGTTCGAACCGCCGACATTCTGCGTGTAAAGCAGACGCTCTCCCAACTGAGCTAACCGACCGTAACTGGTCTAGGTGGCTGGACTTGAACCAACAGCCTTCCCGCCCCAAACGGGATGCTCTGCCAATTGAGCTACACCTAGATAAAACTGGCATAGGTGGTAGGATTCGAACCCACGATCACGGTTTTGGAGACCGTTGCTTTAGTCCAGGCTAAGCTACACCCATATAAAAAATAGTCTGTATAGAGAGACTCGAACTCCCAACCTTTAGCTGCCGCCACTGCTCTACCTCTGAGCTATACACAGACCCTATGGTTTTTTGGAGACTCCATGTGCACTAGGATAACCATAAACCTAATATTGAATAACTGGTGGCCCGTTAGCGGTAAGATAGTATCAACAAATGGTGGAACGAAATGTCGCTATCTACTTGCACCCCGAAGATTTATATACCGTGACGGGCCAAACACGGTTATTTGGATGCGGACCCATGAGTCGAACATGGCTCTCTTGCTTATGAGACAAGAATGGTCTCCGGACCACCTGACCGCAAAACTTGCTGTCCCTCACGCCTTGGGACGAATGTTGTCTAGCATTACGACACTCCATAAAGGCTGTGTATCTAGATCAAACATGGAGCTGGTAGTTGGAATCAAACCAACCTTTAACGTCTTATGAGAACGCCTCGACATCTTGCCGACCTACCAGCGAAATAGCTGCCACGCTTTCTTATAGTGGTTACGGGCATCCACTACTGGTAAACACCTCGACAGACCTAGGAACCATCGATTAGTAGTCCAGCGACTGGCGGAGGATGAAGGAATCGAACCATCAACCTTTCGGTGCCGCAGTTTTCAAGACTGTTTGTCCACCATGGACGGCATCCTCCTATTTTGGTGGACCAGAGAAGAATCGAACTCCCGACCCTCTGAATGCAAATCAGATGCTCTCCCAACTGAGCTACTGGCCCAAAACGTATTCTATTTAGTAATATTACCATATATTAACAAACAAATCAACAACTTTTTTGGTGGAGAGTGTGGGATTCGAACCCACGGTAGAATTTCTCCTACGCTCATTTAGCAAACGAGTGCTTTAGGCCACTCAGCCAACTCTCCATAGCTAAATTAATTAGGCTATAATACCACCACCTCGGTATTGTAAACTTAAACAAGCATTAGATATATTCTTGGCAAGATTTGTCAAATCTATAATTGCTTGTTTATGGACTTCATTTTTATATTTTAGAGATTCCAAGTATTTAATATAATTAATTAAATTAGTTTGATCCTTTGCTAAGGATGTTATTAACGATTCATCTTCCATTACATGCTCCAAAGTTGGTAGGGGTGCCTGAAATCGAATCAGGTCGAGAACGCTAATCCGGCGCTGAAAGGCTTATAAGGCCTCCCTGTGTACCAACACCCACCCCCATAAACTCTTACAGATATCCCAGAATACCACCAACCGGGAACACAAAGACACCGATACAACGAAGGATTAGCTTCGCCGTCAATGAGCCATCCATTGTGTGCCAGATAGACATTACATTGAAGATCCAACCTACCACAAGTGTAGGTATAACAACTAGATAAGTCAGTCCTAGAAAGGCAGTGGCAATTTCATTAGTTTTCACTTTTCACATCTCCAGTAAATGGCGACTCGTAGGGGTAACGATCCCCTCATCTCCTGCGTGACAGGCAGGCGTCTTCACCATGCTGACCCACGAGCCATATTGGAGGATCCGGTCGGGCTCGAACCGACAGCCTTGGGATTAAAAGTCCCTTGCACCACCTATTGTGCTACGGATCCATGTTTGGTAGAGCGGACGAGATTCGAACTCGCATTGCACAGATTGAAAGTCTGGGTTCCTAACCAATTAGAAGACCGCTCCGTAACTTACACACTTAATATAACCTGAAAGAGCGACAAAGTCAAACTCTTTTTTATGGTTGTCCCGACAAGAATCGAACTTATATCTAACGATTATCAGTCGTTTGCACTACCGTTGTGCTACGGGACAATATAACACTTAGAAGGATACAGGTTTACTATGCTTCCTACCATTGTTTGCTTGCAAGACACAATGGCTTCCGGTCACACAAGGTTTGGGCGTCAGTTTTACTGCGCATCGCCCGCACGAGCCTGTACCCTTTTAAATGTTAGGACGACGCACCACATATATATGTAAGAACCCAAGAACGAAAAAACTCACATATTTATAGTGGTGCGTCTAACTATTAACGCTTCTTTGTCTTAGAGGCTACGTAACGATACTTAGTTGTAGAAGTTCCATTACGGTTTGTAGTCTTTTCATTCACAATATTAAACCCATTTGCACGAAGAGTATACACCACATCGTAAGGATTTGCAATACCAAAACGTGAAGAAATCTGCTTAGTAGTTAGTTCCTGACCCTTGTTAACTAGGGCGTCATAAGCCTTCTGATACTTCGTCATTATATATTTCCTTTCATGTTAAATAAGAATGTCGATTAAACGACCGTTCATGTCAGCAGCCCGAACCCTGGCATCAGGGAACTGCCGCTTTAGATTTTCCATCTCCATGCGAATCTGAGTTGGAAAATTCGTGGTTAGAGAATACGTTCTCCAGTTACCGGAAGGATCTTGCATCTGAATCTGAATACCGTCCATCGTATATCTCCTCAATTCCGACTATGTTTGAATTATACTATTTTATTCTCGCCGTGTCAAGTTCATTTTTCAGAATCTGATACATTTTTTTCTTTTCGGGCAAATATTTGTTTTCGTGTATATTTAGAGCATAAGAGTGGTTCTCATACATCTTTTCTACCAAATATTCGAACCTATTATCTATCATTTTTTCCAGAATGTCAAGTGCCTCTGAAGGCAAATCCTGAAAATTACAGTTCTCTGGTAGCAATTTCTTCTTCATTATGATCGTCCAATATGTCTACCATAATATATTTTGACTCTTTGTCAAGTTCCATAGAAGCTTCTAATATATCTCTAACTTTAATAAGAGCATCAATACATTTATTAATTGTATTCTGGCAAGCCTGATCGTTATGACCTTCTTGTAGGTCTGATAGAGCCGCATATAGATTATTGTCTATTGAATAATCAATCATAAATCTAACTTTTTCACCACCTTCTACTGTCTCATGGACCCTTGTAGGAGGAAATAAAATCTTTTTAATATCATCAAGTTTCTTATCAGATGCAGATTTTCTTGCCATAATATATCCTTACTTCTTTTTTCTACCCATATTATACTTTGATTCAAGAACCCAATCATTCTTTTCTTTATGATTGATGATCTTAATTTGACTCATAGAGGCCATTGGTTCTTCTGTCATTTCAGAATTTACTATTTTAAGTAAACCCCATTCCTGTAGAAGATTGGCTATCTTATTTCTTCTACCCTTATCTTCATCAGAAAAATTAGATGGCTTTCCATCAATAATAAACATTTCTTTAAAATGAACAATATAATACTTGCCCTGCTTATGAAATATATGGCAAGATTGATAAAGCTTTTTCTCTTTACGGGATGCGACGCCAATTCTAGTAAGTGTTTCTTTAATCTTAAGAAAATCTTCTTCTTCGGCTATTCTAACTTCAATTAAAGATTCCAAATATTCATTCATTTTACTCCACCTTTGTCTAATTTTCTTCTTATATTTTCTATGTCATCTGCCGAAAGAACCTTCAATGCTTCTTTTGCTCGCAGCGTATTATATTTATAATATTCTGAAATTAAAGAAATTAACTGTAATTCTTCCTCTTTGACCTTCTTTTCTTCTTTAGACAGAGGCTTCGCCCATCTTTTACACTTTCTGACAGAATTGAAAAGATAGTCATAATGCATTTGATCAGTTAGATCATACTTATTAATCTCATTTACATAGAGAATAATGTCCTTGTGGTTAGCAAGGACATTATTGATTCTCCATTTATTATAATCACCGTCTAGGTCAATTTTTTTACCATTGATGATGCTATTCTCATATCTCCAATCATACTTATCAGACATCAAACAAACTCACAATTCATCATGACTTCAATTAGAAATGCCAGAAAGTTAATCTCTGGATTAGCAACAAAGGCATTCTGATATTGATATCTGGCCACATCAAGAACCAGTTGTGGTGCTGTCTGTTTTGTGCAAATATCAGATGAAATCTCATAGAACTTAGTATACAATTCATTAACGTCTGTGTCAAGGTTATTCTTGGCCCATTTACGAACTTCTGTATAGTTTTTCTCTTTGAGAAATCCAACCAGTTCAACGATTGATGTTTCTTGTAGATTTACCAGAATTCCTGTATCAATCTTTCCTACAGCGGAATAACGCTGTAGTTCGTTAAGAACACGACGCCAATCAGGGAAATATTTATTGATGACTTGTGCCACAACCTGTTGTTCATATTCTACTTTTTCTTCTTCAAGAATTTTTGTAACACGCTTGAAGAACTGAGTAGCAAGTTTGGCCATTGCCTTCTTGTTAATCTTAAAATCAATTACCGAGCACCTAGAGTGGAGCGGTTCGATAATACGGTTCTTGAAATTACAGGTGAGGATAAATCCACAATTACGAGAGAACTCCTCCATGAAGTTACGTAACGCAGGTTGTGTTGAGTTGGCGTTGAGATAGTCTGCCTCATCGAGGATGACGTATTTCCTTCCACCAGACAAACTAACTGTTGAGGCGAAGTTAAGGATTTCGTTTCGTAGCGTGTCGATGTTTCCATTCATAGATCCATTAATTACGATATAATCACAACCCAACTGTTCAAGCATAGCACGAGCAACAGTTGTCTTACCAACCCCTGCTGTGCCTGATAGAATAAGATTGGGAACATTTTTCTGATCAACAAACTGTTGAAAAGTCTTCTTTAAGTCACAAGGAAGAATAGTATCCTCAATAGTCTTTGGACGATACTTTTCAACCCACAGAAATTCATTTCTCATAATATATCCTCATAGTAAAAAGAAAGGGGAATAAATCCCCTTATTTAAAGAAAGAAGTCTTTTCTTCGACTACAGCGAAATATTCAATGTTCTCACCTACATAATGAGTAATTCCGGCTGATGAAATTTGAACATCATATGTCTTTGGTAAGAATTTGAAGTTTTCAATCTTATAGACTGCAGAAAATACCTTATCTGTATTTCCAATGTTGATAGAATACCTATCACTTGATGGATTTTGTACATCAGCAGCTTGAAGATAAAGATTATTTCCATCGCCTTTGATGACAATATCTGGAACTGAAAGAACACCAGCAGCCTTATCTAAGTCCTTAAAAATATCATTTGTTAAGGTAAACTTACAATAATTGTCTGGTATTTTAATTTCTTTGTTAACTTTATCAAACTCCAGAGTTGATTCATCTGCATACATGTAATTGATATTTCTGTTATTGTCAGAAATGATTACAGAAGTATCTGTAAACTCTAAATCTGGATCGTTAAAAAGACTCAATACTCCAATGAAACGATCCAGATTATAGATGGCAAACTTTCTAGGAAAATGTGTAGGAACAGTTGCAATTCCCTTAACAGTTTCTAGTCTTGAAAGTGTCTTAATAACATTTCCTGCAGGAATGATAATTCCCGCATTAATCTTGGAAAAGTTCTTTAACACATTGATAGTTTCCA